TTTCCCTCCAAGTATTCCTCCACCAGCGCCTGCGAATAAAGCCAACTCATTCATTTACCCTCCCAATTCCCTTAATTTTGTTTCTTAACCAATCAGGCATAGGGACTGCCTTAGACTTTTCCTCCTCCAGCTTGACAAGGTAAGGATCACGTTCCTAAACCATCGTAGAAGTCTCAGGAATCTCTGCTCCGTCCCATCTTTGCTGGTTTAAATAGACTAGGGGCGCAGGAATAAACGCACCGTTGTCTTTTCGCCATTGATCGGTCGTTTTCATCCACTCAACATGCTTAATAATCTGATCTGCACAGGAATCGCAGTAAGTTTTAACCCAAACCTTAAGGCATTGTGATTTAGCCCCTTTTCGGGTTGATCTAGGCCATGATTTCCAAAAGTCTTCAAAGTTCATTCTTGCCCCCTTGCTAAAATAGTTTTTATTCCTTGCTGTTTTCCCTCTTCAAAAACTAATTGCGCAAAATTTTTAAACCATTGCTCAAGCCATTTATTATGTTCTCCGTTATTCATAGAAACATAATGCCTAGCTTCCCAATCAACATCTGGCATGGATGATTTTTTTAATATTTCAATTTGTTCTTCATTCATTCCTTTTCTCCATAGGTTATGCTAGGGTGGATATACCTACCTTCTCCAGCATCTTTGTTGATCTTCATTCATCTTAATTTATCTTAAATACACAAAAAGCCCAAGTGCGCTTGACGGGTTTATTCGCTTATACACAAGACCTAGTTTTCCACCTGAGTTATCTTGTGCTTTACCGATACCTAAACCAAGTTCGGTCACGTTTTGCACCCGGGTGTGAAGGTGTGCGGTGTTTACTTCCAAGCCGTCCATGCAAACGCTCTGCTTTCGTGTGGAGTACGGTCTCCAAAAGCAAAAACCCCTCAATTTTCTCTGTGGTCTTGGCTCTTGGCGAGAGCAACAGCAAGGCGTTTGAAAGTCAGTCCAAAAGACTCGCTTGCTATCGTACAAGACCACACAGTAAACTGAGGGGTTTCGTGACCGACTTTCTACGCCTAGATGCCACTCTAGACGGTTTGGATTATATACCCTAAAAACGAGGTTTTTCATCAAACCACTCAGGTTTAACCATTTTTAATTGCCAAATCCTCATTTTCGGTATTCCCCGCTTAGTCCAAGAATGAACTACAGCTCTAGAAGTATCTAGAATACGGGCTAATTCAGACTGAGAACCAGCTAATTCGATTGCTTTGAATATATCCATGCCATAATTATATCTACATAAGTTGACAAAAAAGCAACACTTTTAAATAAATATTGAATTATTTGTAAATCTTGTCAAATTTCGTAGACAATACATCTATCAGCACAAAAACTGATACAGACAAATTTAGATAAATAAAGGAAACATTATGAAACGTCATTTAGAAATTGCAAAATTATTAAACATCTCTGAACAACTTGCATACGATGTTCTAGATCAAATGTTCTTATCTGGTATTGATTTTAGTCAATGTACTAGAAAAGAATTTAATACAGTAGCTAAGGAATGTTATTCAATCATTCTTGCTAAAAAATAAATTTAGATAAATTAAGGAACAAATTATGAACTATTTTGAAGATGACGATATAGCAGAAATGTCTGCACAATTATTTTATGCAAAGCGCAGATATAGCGCATTAAACGCATACCCCAACTGTCAAGACCCAGATCATCCCGGATGCGAGAACTGCGAAGGAGATGACAATGACAATTAAATTCATCAAGGGCAATATCAACCCTACCACTAAAAAATTCCCTAGAACTTTATCAGAGGCTTTTCCAGAAGCTCCTGAGCCAACTTTTGAGACTGACATGGATAAAGAAGATAAATTAGTAATTGTGATTTGCGTACTTTTAGCGATTATCGTGTTTGGCTGTATTTTCTTGGGGGTAATATGATTAAAGATTTACTTAAACTTAACGTTAACGATCACACCGAAAAAAAAGGCAAGCTGACTTATCTTTCTTGGGCATGGGCTTGGGCACAGGCGTTAGAAGTTGACCCAACTGCGACATTTGAAGTTCAGATGTTCGGTGATAAATGCTTTATGGACATCAACGGGACTGCGATGGTTTGGGTCACAGTCACGATGTTTGGTAAGCCAATGACTTGTCAACTCCCCGTCATGAATCATTTAAACAAAGCGATTCAGAACCCTGATGCGTTTGCAGTCAATACTTCGATTATGCGTTGCATGACTAAAGCGCTGAGTCTTCACGGTCTTGGGCTTTATATTTACGCTGGTGAAGATTTACCGCCTAGCGAAGAACCTGAGAGCACAGTTAACGAATCTGAGATGATGGATTGGCTGACTGCGATAGCTGACTCAGAAAACTTAGAAACTCTACAAAAGAACTTTGTACAGGCAATCTCAGCAGCTGATGGCGATAAAGAATGGAAGCTGAAGATTATTAAGGTAAAAGACACAATGAAGAAAAAACTGGAGGCTAAATAATGGAACAAGTAGAGCAAGGATCGGACGCATGGTTTCAGGCAAGACTAGGAAAGGCCACAGGGTCTAGGATTGCCGATATTATTGCCAAGACAAAAACAGGCTACTCAACAAGCCGAGATAACTACATGGCACAGCTGGTGTGCGAAAGGATGACCCAAAAGGTTGCAGAATCCTATTCCAACTCAGCGATGTCATGGGGAACAGAGACAGAACCACTAGCAAGGGCTGCCTACGAGGTCAAGACGGGTCTTACAGTCGATCAAGTAGGGTTTGTTGACCATCCATCCATAGCGATGACTGGGGCTTCCCCTGACGGATTAGTGGGCGATTCAGGCATGATTGAGATTAAATGCCCAAATACTGCAACTCACATTGAGACATTGTTATCAGGCAAAGTACCAACAAAGTACCTAACCCAGATGACTTGGCAAATGTGCTGTACTGGCAGACATTGGACAGATTTTGTGTCTTATGACCCAAGACTGCCCGAGAATCTTCAGCTATTTATTAAACGGGTGGAATACGATCCCAAATACGCTGCGGAGCTAGAGCAGGAAGTAATTAGATTTTTAGATGAAGTAGACGCAAAAATTAAACAACTGGAGAAACTGAATGGCTAAAGTATTAAAAGAAATCACCACTATCGTTGGGAAATATACAAACGATAAAGGTGAGGAAAAGAACCGTTATCACAAGGTCGGGATGATTATTGAAACTAAAAACGGGGAAATGCTCAAGATTGACAACTTACCTTTAAAAGAAGGTGGTTGGGACGGATGGTGCTATATCAACGATCCATTACCAAAGGACGGTAAAAAGTTTAAGAAAGAAGAAGACGATATTGGATTTTAAAAAACAGATAAATAAGGATAAATTATGAACAAATTTGATTTATATGAGACGTTAAAAGCCTACTTCCCTGACGACTTGATGGCGTTTGCCCGTAAAACAGACCCACAAACGTCAAAGGAGGCAGCAAAGACAGTAGATGTCAACAAGATGGAACAACTCGTCCTAGACGTGATTAAGAGTTTTCCTGAAGGGTGTATCAGCCAAGACGTAGAGTCTGCTTTGGCGCAGTACCGGGCAAGTTCAATTACACCTCGATATCGTCCTTTAATGAAGAAAGGATTGATTGTGGACACAGGAGAAAAGCGCCCGGGTTTCTCAGGTCGTAACCAACGAGTGATGAGGGCTGTATGAAAACAGAAGAACAATCGAAAGAAGAAGAGCAGGATGAGCCCGTGGCTGAAGTGGTTGAAGGAGATGATTTTAGTAAGCAAGTAATAGGCATTGGTAATTGGCGCAAATTATCCAATGGTACAAAGCTCTACACCAAACCACAACAACGTAAGACTTTGACGGAAAAGCAAATAGATGAGATTTATTACAAGTCAGACTTAAATATAGACGATCAATACAACCAAATGTATGCGTTTGTCAAAGCAATAGAAAATAAATTGAAGGAGCTAAATAAATGAATATCACAGAAGAATGGAAAATTGACGAGAAAAACAAAGTAAAAGCCGTTTGGAATAAAGACAAGACCAAACTAATTAGCGTAGAAGTCATGGCTGAGGAGAAAAAAGACTTTGCCGTCAGCGCTTGCGTAAAGTTCAAACTTGGCGTTCAGGGTGATTATTTGGAGTTTTCTAAGATAGGAAGCCACAACGTAGAGTTTGTCTTTGACGGCATAACTCAAAAGCTCAAGGCTTTGAGGAGAATAAAAGAATGAGATATTTACTGCTTATCGCCCTGTTAGTTGGGTGCGCTCAGACCCGTGTAGAGCCTTTAGGCGTGCCAATTGTGCCTGTGAGGGTTGAGCCACAAGCGCAGCAAATGAGTCGCTCTGAGGTCGTTTCTGCCACTATTCAATGCGAACAAGACGGGCTGAGAGCCGTCCCGGTCATGTCTAAACGCATTATTAGTGGGATGTATAGCGATATTGTGATAGATATCCAATGCTTACCTAAGAGGCAGTCGTACTTCCAATGAACATCTTACTCATTTACTTTTTGTTGGTTTTGGGGGCAAGCGTGGCTTTTTTGGGATTTTCCTCGGTCATTCTGTTTAAAATATTTGTTGAAAATAAAGAATAATCAGATAAAATGACTGTGCTCAAAAGAGCTTTTCTTGCAAGAAAACTTATTTTTAAGGATTATTATGTATTCAACTCGTGCAGAATCAGGGGAAAAACTCCCAAAGCGTGCAACTTCTAGCGACATGACTGGCGAAAAGAAAGTTCGTGTTTCCAAAGTTGACAAAGAGTACGGTGGCGTTCCATCTACAACAGGCGCAAAAGCTCCTAAAGGCGCAACATCTAGCGACACCAGCGGAGAGCGTAAAGCCCCGATCATGGGTGGAGTCGGTATGGGTAAGGCTGACGGAATGGGTATGCGCCCAGCTGCTCACGCTGGTCATCATGACGGCCGTATGGGCGAGATGAACGATGGTTCTAAAGAAAGAGAATGTTATTCTCACGTTCGTGTAGGTCACGCCCAAGAAATGTAAAGCGTAGAGAACCCGTGGGAGCACACGGGCCTCTACTAACCAAAACAACTATCAAGGAGTTGATGTGGCTAATAGTAATTGTAGATTATGTAGACATTTTGATCTACAGCCGAATCAGGATTTAGGCCAATGTAGGCGTTATCCAACGTATCAGAACCGTCACGCTACGGAGTGGTGCGGAGAATTTGCAGTTGTTGAAAAGACAACTTTGACCGTGGGTAATCTGCCTACGGTCTTTTCTGATCTACCCGATACGATAGAGAATTTGGTCTCAGAAGCAGAGAAAAGAGAGGGTTTGGACATTGCCAAGCCTGTGGACATTCCGGCCAAAAGAAAGCCCGGAAGACCTAAACTTAGTGGGAGACAAATCCCATGAAACCCATAAAAGACAAAATAATAGTCAAACCCGTACCCAGAATTCAATCAGTTCTTTACATTCAGACTGCAGAAGTGGATACTTGTGGTTATGTAACCGCAGTTGGGGATGAGGCTGCTGAAGAGGGTTTAAAGGTCGGGGATAAAGTCTGGTTTGGGACTTTAGCCAAGGACTATAAAGACGAATATTTGAAATATCACAATTTTAAGGACGGGGACGAGAAATTCCTCGTTATGTCTTGGCAAGATGTCTGTTTTGTGGAGGAACAAGATGCCTAAAAACGGTTTATACGCTAATATTCATGCCAAACAGGAACGGATTGCCAAAGAAAAGGCAGAAGGTAAGCCTGTTGAAAAGATGAGAAAGCCAGGTTCTAAGGGTGCTCCGACCGCAAAAGCATTTAAAGAGTCTGCTAAGACCGCAAAGAAATGAAAAAGCACGACAAACCCATTGAGCACAAAACAACGGGAAAGGGTAAAACCTACAATCCTACCGAAAAAGGCGCTGGAATGACGGCTAAAGGTCGTGCTGAGTACAACGCAAAGAACGGATCAAACTTGAAACCGCCTGCTCCCAACCCCAAAACAAAGAAAGACGAAGGCCGAAAGGCATCTTTCTGTGCGAGGATGGAAGGAGTTGTAAAGAACGCCAAAGGCCCAGCGGAGAGAGCCAAGGCATCACTTAAGAACTGGAAATGCTAATGCCACTAAAGAAATCAACATCACCCAAAGCGTTTAAAGAGAACATCAAAGCCGAAGTTAAAGCAGGAAAGCCTGTTAAACAAGCCGTGGCAATAGCCTATTCAGAAAAACGTGAGGCTGAAAAGGCCAAAAAAAAGAAATGAGCACTTTAGCCGTACATTTATTGGTCGCTATGGGAGTGGATGAACATTTATTCATGAAATGGCGATCAGGAAAGAACTTTCACTCAACCAAAAAAGGCCCGGGCCGTAGACACAAACAAGGAAAGAAATGATTAAGATTGATCTATCACACACAGTAGAAGAATTAGACCTGATCCTAGCTGGACTCAGAAAACTACCATTTGAGCTTGTTGCAGATTTACATCACAGACTCAACGTAGAAGGAAAAGCTCAGTTTGACGCTCATCCTGAGAACCCAGCAAACCAAAAAACTGAGACTCCTGTCGCAGAAACACCAGCACAATAATCATGGAAACACGCCCAGTAGGAAGACCAAGCCTGTATTTACCTGAATACTGTGAGTTAGCAGTTGAACAAGGAAAAATAGGCAAATCTATTGAATCCATTGGTTGTACTATTGGGGTGGGAACGTCTACTTTATACCGCTGGAGAGAAGAACATCCAGAATTTCGGGAGGCCTTGGAACTTGCACAGCAATATGAGCTAGAGTGGTGGGAAACTATTGCTCAAACTCACATGGTCGAGAATAAAGAAAGCGATAAATTAAACGCTTCCATTTGGTCTCGGTCTATGGCTGCAAGGTTTCCAAAGAAATACCGGGAAAGCGTTAAGCAGGAAATCACAGGGGCTGATGGAGCTCCTTTGGTTTCCAATATTGCGGTTAACTTTGTAAAGCCGAATGAAAGTTGACGCAGAGTTTCCCCAGAAACTGCAATGCTTGTTTGAGCCTGAGTATTCTCGGTACCGGGTTTTATACGGTGGAAGGGGAGGAGCGAAGTCTTGGGGGGTGGCCAGAGCGTTATTAATTAAGGGCGCTCAAAAGACTCTAAGAATACTTTGCGCCCGAGAGTACATGACTTCCATGAAGGATTCAGTCCATAAATTACTCTCAGATCAGGTGGCTGCGTTAAAGCTCGATAGTTTTTACGAAATAACCCAAAACACCATCCGGGGCAAGAACGGCACAGAATTTAACTTTGTTGGCTTAAAGAACAATATTGCTAACGTAAAGTCAAACGAGGGCGCTGATATCTGTTGGGTGGAAGAAGCTGCTTCGGTAAGTCGGCTTTCTTGGGACGTATTAATTCCGACAATTCGTAAAGAAAAATCTGAGATTTGGGTTACTTTTAACCCTGAACTGGAAACAGACGAGACTTATGTTCGGTTTGTCTTAAATCCTCCACCCAATTCCGTAGTCCAGAAAATCGGGTGGAATGACAACCCTTGGTTTCCGCAGACTCTTAAGGATGAGAAAGACCAGCTCAGGGCTAGAGACATAGAAGCCTACAACACAGTCTGGGAAGGTTTATGCCGTAAGACCGTGGACGGTGCGATATTCCAGAAAGAGATCAACATGGCAGAGCTCGAAGAAAGAATTACCCGAGTTCCTTACGATGCTACGAAGCCCGTACACATGATCTTCGACCTTGGCTGGTCCGACATGACGGCAGTCTGGTTTCTCCAGTTTGTTGGCATGGAAAACAGGCTAATCCGTTACTTTGAGGTCAATCAGACCAAAATGACAGATATTCTCGCCAAGTGCCAGACCTTTGGATACGTCTTTGACACGCTTTGGTTGCCTCATGACGCTGAGAATAAGACTCTCGCAGGGAATGGGCGCTCGATTGAGGAGATTGTGCGTAACGCAGGGTTCAAGACTCGAATCATCCCTAAAGTGCCAATCGTGGACTCGATCAACGCTGCTCGGACAATATTCTCTAATTGTTATTTTGACCGTGAAAACTGTCATCAAGGACTCCAATGTCTCAGGC